TGCTGTTTAAATTGTTGTTCATCATTTTAATTCCTCCTTAAAAATAATTTACTATATTATACACTATTTCTAAGAGAAATTAAAGAATAATTTTAATTATATCACTATCCCAAACTTAAAAAACAAATATTTTAGTTTCACAGTCATTATTCAATTGCCATTGTCCTTTCAGCTTTAATGAAAGAAATATTTCCTTTGTTAAACAATTTTTCTACATTACAAGTTCTCTGCTCTCTGCTTCAAACTCCCAAGCCCTAGCTTCAGTACCACTCTCATTTGCATACTTCAATCCAGCCTTTTTCTTAAACGAAACGCCGTTGTAAATGTAAGTTTCGTTTGTATTTGTATCAGTGATTACCATAAACATTGGAAACAGCCCTTTATTTGCTTTCCAAAGTTTGTGCAACCTTTCCATTGTTCTGTGTTCTTCACTTCCGTAAAGCAGGCTTAACGTAATAGATACACTTTCATCTACCGATACGTTTACCACTTTCTGTCCACAGCTTGCAATCGTGGAACTTGAACTTTCTGTATTCGGATCGTCTTCAAAACCATCTTCGTGTCTGCAAGTAATCGCATAAGGAATTCCTGCGGCAGTCAGTATGATTTTGACGTTATCCACGTTATATTGTTTTGTTGCCATATATCTTTACCTCCTTATTTATTAAAAATAATTTCTCCGTCTGTTGTAATTGCTCCAGTAAGCGAAACATATCTAACGCCGTTCAGATAAGTAACTTTTAAATCAAATTTGAATTTCCCTTCCCTGATTGACTCCTGTGTTATCTCATCTACTGTCAAATGTCCTAACTTAATATTTATCTCGTTGCCATTCTTATCTTTTTGAGTTATGATTCCAAAATAGCTTCCAGCATTATCCACCATAAACATTCCGGCATTAGCACCTTGTCTACAACGTTCTCTAATTATTGATTCTATCATCAGTCTTCCAGTATCATTCAAAGGTATTTTATCTTTTCTCACCTGGAAGATTGTCAAATCCTTTTTCAATCCATCTCTTAACCAAATCTCAATCAATTTCAATTCAATAAGCGTCTTATTATCTGAATTAATCCCATTTACAACATGAAAATATCCTTGCGTTGGTTTAGATAGATAATTCAATCCAGCGTCCCAGAATGCCTTTTGCTCTGTTTTTGTGAAGTTCTCCTGCACGAATCCGTTAATTTGTGTAGAATGCACAATATAACTTCCCAAATCCTTGTATCCTACCGTTCCACCAACCAATGCTCCAGTAAGCCAGTTTCCTTTTGCCAAGTTCTTAGCCCCTTCAATAACAAATGCTACATTGTCAACATTATTATCTGTCTGTAGTGCTACGGCTTTGGCTGAATTTCCTAATTTTTCATAATTTACAGCTATAAAGAACTGCTTATCCTTGTCAGTTTTTGCATAAGCTATAATACTGTCTATGTAATTTTTCTCTGCGACTATATCCATATTAGTAATCCAGTTGGTAACCTCGAAAGCGTCCTCATGATCTACATAAGTTTTCATAAGTTCCGTAAACGTAGTTGCTGTATTGTTTCCGTACACTACAACATTTAATGGAGTGTATGATTGTGAATAGGCACTTGCTATTAACTTATAAAAAATATGATTCTCATCTAATCCACTCACATTCAGCTCCAATAAATCCTTTGGCTCTGTAATATAAGTTGGCGATATTGCGAAGTCTTTTGTAAAAAACATTAAGCTTCTGACATCGGCATAAAATGCTCTGTTATTTTCTGATTTTATTTGTACATTATTCAATGTATTCAAATCATTTCTTTCTATTGCCATTATTCCTCCCTAAAATCTTTATTTATATAATGCTCTGCAAAATAGCTAAATTGCAGAACTTGTTTGTAATATTTTCTGCCCATAAAATTAAAAGGCGTTTCCTGTATCTTATATACTTTCCGTATTTTCCTTTGATGTTTTCTATCATTAAAGTAATCATTTGTTGCGTTTGTATTTGCCAAAAACATATAAAGCATATCAAAATCATTATCTTTCTCTCGTGATTCCAAAGTCAAAAGTGCCTGTATTTCCTCATCATAACAATATTTATCGTTTCCAAAAGGAATAGGACCGCCTGCATCTTCAATATACAGATTATAGAAAACAAGTGGAAATTTAAGTTTTTCATACTGTTCAGCCGAAATTTCATCACGTTTTTCTTCATTGATAACTTGATTTATGCCAAACTTTTTACAAAACTCTTTAATATCATTCACAACTTCTTTTCTAATTTCGCTTGTCATCTATATTCAGCTCCATTCTTAAAAACTCTCCATAATTTTCTTCAATATTAACTATCCTATAAATCACACCGTTGTGTTTTATTTTCATATTTTCGGAAATTTTGAAGCCGTCTGTATCATTCAGAATGTAATATCCTTCTTTCTTATTCGATAAAAAACTTCCGTCCATACTTTGTGGAAACGATGAATTGTGTTTTGGCGTTAATACAGCCATTTTCACAGTCTTTTCTATCTTGTTTTGAATCGGATTTCCTAAATCATCAAATTCAATTTCAGAATTTTCTGAATATATAGTTACATCATCAGAAAACTTCCTTATAACTTTTAAAACTTTTCTAATAGCCGCCCTAACTTTCCTATCCATTATCCACCACCTCTCCCAACAATTCTTCCACCATTAATCTTAGCGGCAATATTACTTTTAAAACGCCCTGTTTCAATCATCGGATTGTTAAATCCTTTTCTCATAATTGTCACAGGACTGTTTGCTGGACTTTTAATTCTTTCAATCATTGCTTTATATTTTGTGCTTGCCTCTGTTCCAATTTTATTAGTCATTGCATCTACACTAAAACTACCATTTATAATCTTGGCAATTCCTTCTTTAAAGTATCTAGCCGCCATTGGCTTAAACTGTTCAAAAGCCTTTTGGTTATAATTCCATCCTGGAACTCCACGACTAGAACCTGTGTCAAGAACATTAGACAGTCCAAAAGCATTAAATCCGCCTTTAACACTATAATTAGTTACTGTTCCAACTTCAATTTTTTGCCTGTTCATCGCCATTAACTTTTCTAGATTCTTGTTTTTGGGCTTCTCTTTTATTTTCAGTTTGCACGGCATTCTTATCACCCAGCTCTATAATTTCAATATTAAGTTTTCTTTCCTCAATTTCCTCTTTCGCAATATTCATTCTGCGAGGTGTCAAATCTAACTCATTATCGCCTTCTTTAAGCAATATATGATTTAATTTGACAAGCAGGATTTCTCCTTTTTCCTTGTTTTTAAAATTAAACATAATCCGCTCCTTAAACTATTGATACAGTTGTTTCGTTTTCATCAATTCCAAGTGTTTTTAACAACTGTTTATACATCACTAAATATTGATTGTTCCCACCTGTTTCTTCAATTACAATGTTAGATACTTGAACTTTTGTAAAATCAAAATCATATAATGAAGTGATTAAATATCCAAAAAGATATATTTTAAGCAATTTTTCTTTTTCACTGCTATGTTTTTCTCCAGCGACTTTATAAAACTGCTCAACAACCCCTACATCAAAATCTGAAGTTTCGGGAATATATTTTTTTAATTCTTCCAAAATTTCATCTGTCATTACTCATCAACTCTTTCGTCGACAAGTTTATTTTCTGATAAAGTTTCAAATTCTGCTTCAGTTAATTCCAGCTTATCGCCAATTTCGTATCTAATATCGTTAAATCTCAAAGGCGTTAAAGCTACTGCCTCAACAATAGCTTTTGCCTCTTCCTTTTTATTCTCTTTTGCCATTCAATTCACCTACCCAACTGTTGCTATGAACATGCTGTTTATTATTGATGGATTTGGGGCAACTAAATCTTCAATTACAACGTTTACATTATTCACAACTCCCGCTGATTTTGATTCAGGCACAACTTCCACAGTTGCAAATGTTCCTGCTATATCTACAACTTCTCTATCTCCTAAATATCCAAGTAATTCATCAGTTTTGGTTGGAGTTGGCCCGTATTCCATTGTTCCTAATTGTCCGTTTGGAATTAGTGTAACAACATTGTCCGGAAATACATTTTTAGTCATTTTTCCAACTTTTATTTTTTCGTCCCAAATCAATATCGTCATTCCAATTACGTCCTCGATAGTAGATTTAATAAGTGCTGGAGTAACCGTAACAATAGTATTCTTAAATAATGCTTTTACAGTATCGTGTTTTTTTAGTGCATTATACGTAGCTTTTGACATTAAAGCTATTTCTACGTTTCCTCCGCCTTCTTCAACCGTTTCTTTCCATCTCTCTAAATCTTCAAGCGGTTTTGCTGTTGCAGCACTCCAAATATTAGTTCCTGCTAACGTTTCTTTGTATTTATCAGCAAGTCTATAATTAATTGTCTGTCCTCCACCGTTTTCATCAACAAACGTTACTTTGGCTGTTGATAAAAATTGTGAAACTGTATAAGCTGCAATTGCTCTTGCACTTCCTAAAAATCCGTTTTTCCCTGCGAATTTATTAAAAATATTTTCTGAATAACTAGCAATTATTGACTGGTTATTTGTATTCAAAATTTCTAGCAATTCTTTTCTGCGTTTCTCGTCAAGCTTCATACCTTCTCTAAAAAACTGCTTATCCCCTTTTGTTGTTGTTTTCAAATCCCAGTCTCTAAACATTACATCCGCATCTAGTTGGCTACTTTGTAATATTTCAACTGCTCCACCGTCTAAACTTCCAAATGTATTTATATCAAATGTGTTTGAAAATACAGCTGGAAACATTGCTTCTACTAACGTAGTTCCTTTTACTCCTGCATAATACTTATTTAAGCTCTTTGCGTTTAATAAATCTGTTAAATTCATTGGCATTTCTTAACCTCCTATTTTCTATCCTTATAAATGTAAGTTATCCCTGCTGGTAACTCCGCTTTTGTAACCGTAATTGGCGTAGAATGTTCTTTTCCTACTGCAATTAATTTATCTAAATATGCAACTCCTTCAAGTGAGACTGTCGCCTGTTCGTTGTCGTTATAATATTTAAACTCAACGTCATGCAACAATACAGCTTCCGCCTGTGTTCCTGTCCCTGTCGGAATTACAAATGCTCCTGTTTCTCTTAAATCTTCTCCATTTTTTGCTTTAACAAGTGTTCCTGCTAACAAATACTCTTTATTAGTATTTTTGTCCTTGTAAATATAATTAGCAAAATCTGATTTTGATACTTTAACTTGCACATTCAGTTTTTCTTTGTGCATTACTGTTCTTTTTAACATCTCAACCTCCTAAAATTTTGTAAGATCCATTTCGTTGTTTTTGTTTTTCTCAATCATTCTGTCAACAAAATCTTTTTCATCTTTCTTTTTATCCTTTGGATTAAATCCTCCGTTTGTTATCGAGTTCTTTTTCAAAAAATCTGTTGTGAACTCTTTTTCTTTAGCCGCTACATTCTTAACTGCCAACTCAAGACTTTCAATTGTCATATCCGGTGCAATTTGAACTAAATCAGCGAATTGCGGACTAATCTTTAACTCTGTTATTAGCTCGTTTTTTCTAGTTTTTAAAGTTGTCAGATTTAACTGTTTTTTAGTTTCGGCAAGTTCTTTTTCAATTTTTTCTTTTTCCAAATTTGCCAATTCTTCAGCAGTTTTACCGTGCTTTTGAAATTCTTCAAGCTGTTTATTGCTATGCCCGAGCTGTGATTTTAAAGAATTAATCTCCTTATCTTTTTCAGCCTGTGCCTTTTTAAAATTCTCAATTTCGGTTTTTAAGTCATCAAGAGTTGGCTCATTGCCACCTGTACCAGTTCCTTCTCCATTTCCTTTGCCTTCTCCAGGCTCATCATAATACAATTCCATTCGTTTAAATTTTCTCATTTTCATTTCTCCTTATTTTTTAGATTATTTGCTGTAACTCATAAATGATTTACAGTATTGATACTCTATAAATTTTTGAGATTTGACATCAAACGACTCATAAATGATCCGTAATCTTTCAACTCTCAAGAATTTTGGTTTATATCTTCAATTTCTTCTTTTGTTTCAGGAAAATAAACGGTAGCCCAACATCTGCATCCTGCTTCTTCCCCTGGAACTATTTCAGCATTATCCCAATTATAGACAACTCCGTCTCTTGCTTCGTGTGTTGGTCTAACACGTTCATCTCCCATTGTATTCCACTCAAAATATTCGCTTTCGTTTGCAACTATTTCTTTCAAAAAATCCTTATAATAATTGCCTAGCATGTTTCTAGCTCTAAATTTTGCATTATTCCTTAATACATCTTTCAAATTATCTTTTTCTTTATTTTCTTCAACATAATTATTCAAATTGTTTTGCCAGTCTTTTATTTCTTTTATCTGTTTCACAGCTATTTCTGTATGCTTTTTAACATCTATATCTTTCACTTTCTTAAATTTTTTCTCATAAAAAACGCTGTAATTAACAAATATTTTCATCAAGTTTGAATAATCAATATCCGTTTTTTTGCCACTGAATATCGAAAACGCTGTTCTTCTAAAAAAATTAAATAACCTTTTCTCTGCTTTATGATTCCATTTAAAATCTATCTTAATCATACAAACCACTCAAATCCTGCAAAGTGTCATCTGTTACTTTTTCTATTATTTTTTTAAGTTTGTATTCCTCATCAATGTCTTTTGCCTTGCTTATCACATCAAGAGCTAATGATAAAGTGGTTAATTTAGAACTCTTTTCATTTTCCATAAATGTATCAAAATATGTATAATTATTTTCAGTTAATTCATCTGAACTTCCTGACAATTCCAATGCAATTTTGTCTAATTCTAATAAACTTTTTATGAAATCCTCTCTAAAACTTGCCACTTTAGTTTTAAGTCCGTTGTTTTTTAATAAATAAGTTTCCTCGCTCACATTTTGAGTTGCCGTATCTACTAAAAGATATTCAGGAAATAAATTTGATAATCTTTTTTCCAATCTCGCTATATCATTTTGCATTTCGCTGATTAACGGATTTGTCAATTCGATATATTTAAAACTAGCTTCCATTTCTTTTGAATTTTGAGTGTTGATGATTCTTTTGTTTTTGTATCTAGCTTCTTCCAAAAGTTGTGCGTTCTTTTTGATTTTTGAATTACTAGAATTAACATCAGCAAATTGTTTTACTCCGTTTGCGTGTAACCAAGGGTCTCCGTGTATTCCGAATATTCTCCCAATGTAACATTCAGTTTCGTTGATTTTATCAATAATATTAAGTGCTTCAATTATGTTGCTATCATTTTTAAATTTTGAAACAGGAATTTTATTCAAAATAAAAGGAGTTTCAACTGTCTCGTTGTCTATTTTTTCAGTTCTTTTAACAGTTCCGGTATCAAGTTTTATATATTCTCTCGAATACTCTCTACTTTGCTCTTCTCCATTTTCATCATAATAAACTTGTTCTCCTTCAACTTTGAATTTCTTAATTTCTCCAAAAACTTCAGCATATTCGACATCGTCTACATTGTGCAAAATATACCTAATCTTCTCATCAGGAGTTAATATAACCTCGATAAATACTTCTTCGTTCAAATACATCTCTTTAGCAATTTTTTTGCTGAAAGTAGTCATTTGATTAACTTCCCAAATTTCTTTTAATTTATCATTGTCGATTCCTAGATCCTTTAAAGCTGTATTTGATAAAGCCTTTACAATATCTCGAATCGGATTAAATATTTCCACAGTTCCTTCAAACAATCCAGGCATATTTTTACCTAAATTGGATTTGTTGTATTGTTCTCTATCATAATAAGTTTTAACTCTAGTTCTTTCTTCTTTAGTCATTAGCCCTCCTTTCTAATATAAATAAGCAATCCCGCCTTCATCTTTTTTCAAGCTATATAAAACATATCTTATCGCATCCATTACATCATCATTTTCCTTAACTGGATCATCATTTTTTCCCCACACATAAGAATAAATTTCATCTTCAAATTTCCCTTTAAACGCTTTTTCTGTAATCTTTAGTGTATTTCTTTTATACATTGCTCCAACCAAATCAATTCCTTCTTTTACATCTTTTTTTGCATTTTCAGCATTTATTCCGAAATCTAATAACCCTTGTACGTATTCAGTTCTAGCGCTATCACAAAACACTCTTGATACTTGATACTCCTTATATTTCTGCAAAATAAGCATTTTCCAGTAATCAAAATACTTATGCTGTTTCGCTATAACTTCAACGATATAATAATTATCTTCAAAATCCGCTCCAATAACTACCAATGTTCCATAATGCTCAAATCCCCAGTCAACTCCAATGTAATATTCCTTTATTTCGACATCTTCTATATTATTAATCACATTTTCTTTTTCAGAAAAATCAGTAAACACAACTCCTTCCTGTGCAACCCATAACCCTAAAACATCTCTATCATAAGTTGCTCCTCGTGGAGTTGTCTTTTTAATAGAATCCACATATTCCTTATTAAGAAAAACATTATCATCTAGTTTGAAATTGCTAACTAGAATATTTAATCTGCCGTTTTCTAATCTGTCTCCAGCGTTATCTATATAATCCTTTTTTACAAAATGAGCAGGATTGTCTGGATTGGTATCAATAAATATTTTTGCACCTTCCCCTGATGTTCTTGAAAACGCTTCTGTTATAAAAGTTTGATGTAATGCTGTTGCCTCATTTATATAAGTGCCGTGAGAAGTCATCCCTCTCATTTTCTTCCAGCTGTCTGCCTTTTCTCCACCGAATAAATAAACGTTGTTTCCGAATAGTTTAAAACTTCCGTCTTTTTTTGGCTTAAATTGCTTTCCTAACATTGTTTCCCAGTCGTTTAAAACGTTTCTCCAAATACTTCCGCTCGTTGCTCCAATTATAATAAAATTAAGATTTTGATTGGCTAATGTTGCAATGTGTGATAACATCAGAAAATTATTTAAAAACGTTTTTCCACTTCTTTTTGCTCCTGTTAAAATTGTTATTCTTGGTTGTTCTTTATTAAATATTTCTAGCACTTCATATTGCTTCGGGGTTAAATTATTCATTATCTTCCACCTTTTTAGTTATGTTTCTTAGCAACTGAATTACTTCTTTTTCTTTTTCTGAATCCTTATCATCATCTTTTTTGATTTTAGCTTTTTCAATCTCTAAACGTTCTTTTTGAATCTCTAAAGCGTTTCTGCTTAATTCATTGTTCACAAGTTGTTCCTCTAATTCTGCCTGCCTATAATCAGAAATAACCCTAGCATTTACTTTTATATCTTTTTCAAATTCTTTCAAAAGTTCCAACTTTTGTTTAATCATCAACATTTCTTCTTTATCTGTGGTTTCAAGAATTCTAGTTTCGAGTTTTTCTTTTTCCTCGATTATCCTTTTTAATCTTTCGACTGCATTATTATATTTTTTTGTTGCAATTTCATTTAAAACTTTCTCACTTTGCTCTATCTGAATCTGTCTTACGCTCTTTTTAATGTCGTAATATTTAGTCTTTTTTATTCCGTGTTTTTCCGTAATTTTTTCTTTGGCTATATTGTTAATTATGTCTGATTTTATCTGTGTTTCTTTATCATTCGCAACCACTTCTAAATGGTTGCGTTTAGCGGTTGCATTTTTTCTCTTGTTGGTTGCAGTATTTTCTTTTTTTTTAATCCATTTTTCTCTACTGATCCAACTTTTAATCGTGCCAACTTTTTGATTATATTTTTCAGATAGAACTCTTATGCTTGTCCCATTCTCGTACTCGTTTTTAATTAATAACTTTATGTTTTCATCTTTCATTTTTCCTTTACCTTTTTAGTTTTTTTAGACAAAAAAAGAGCCACTAAACAAATAGACTATTTCTAATCTATCTATTCAGTGGCTCACACATCTGTGGTTTATTTGCCCCTATGATATTTTTTTGTTTTATATTCTT